GCTGGGGCAACAAAGTCAGAACCAAGAAGCAGATAAGCATCATTACCAGACGGACTTCCAATGCCTAAAAAGCCGTTGTAACTGAAGATACTACCGACTGTGGTGCCGTCTTTGCGGAAGTCTGCAATGGTTCCGTCACTGCTTAGACGATTTAACGCTAGAGGCTCGCCGCCACTTCTAGTGACTCTCAAAATATCATTAGCGCCGTTAAGTTCTATACCAGCTGTTGAGATTCCAGTGCCAGTCTTACCAACCAGCAAGTTGCCAGAGCTGTCGATACGCATACGCTCTGTGGCAGAAGTGGTATTACTAAACACAATGGTGCCATCGTTTTCGGTCTGCATTCTGCCTTTTTCGCCGCCACCATTGCCCATAAATAGGTAAGCCGCATTAGTGCCACTGCCTTTGGCGTAGAACGAACCATAACCACCAGTGCCTTCTGAGTAGACGATAGAGTTTGTGTCTTGTACGTGGAGCGCAGAACTAGGCGAATTAGTACCTATACCGACATTGCCAGAGCTGTCGATAGTCATCGCATTGTTCAAACTTAAATCACGGAACGCACTAGCGCCTCTGTCATACGCCTGAACAAAGCCTACTGAACCGCCCCCAGACCAGCCTATTTCAACAGCATCGTCTCCAACAGCGTCGCCGACTCTAACGTCTCCAAGCACTTCCATTTTGAAGCCAGAGGTTACAGACGCAGTACCTATACCGACATTGCCATTCATAAGAACGCCAGTCTGATTGGCTACAATACGATAAGCACCACCACTAGCATCAGCACGGAATACTTCTCCAGATGACGCAACTACTTCTAGCTTGGCGTTACTAGGCGTAGTACCTATACCGACATTGCCAGAGCTGTCGATGCGCATACGCTCTGTGTCGCTAGTACCAAACGCCAACGTACCTGTTGATGGAGTCAGTGTTGTAACGGCAGATTGCGCTTTAATAAGAAGGTCAGCATCAGCGCCGTTGGTAAATGATGCAATAGTTCCAGCAGAGCCTAGTACCGAAAGGGGGTTAGAGGGCGACGAAACTCCTATACCGACATTGCCACCACTGGCAATTCTCATATGCTCTGTAAAGCCTTCTAAAAACCTTGTAAAGTCGCCTGTTTTTATCTCTAAACCAGTGCTTGCTCTGATGCCGTAGTTTGTATTGAAAAACTGCAACTCATTAGAGGAATTCATCAAAACAGCGCCGTCGAAAGTACCGCCATCAGCAGTCACACTCCCCGTTACGTCGATGCCTGTGGAGTTAATTGCTAATTTGTTTGTGTTGTTGACAGCAAAGTAATGATTAGACCCTGTTGGCACATTGTAGAACCAAGTACCTGCTGTACCGTCGCCACCAATCCATCGGTCAGTACCAACACCTGTATTTCCCGATGTGCCTTCAACAGCAAGATAGCCAGTTGCTTCTACAACGCCCGTTACGTCGATGCCTGTGGAGCTTGTGGCGAGCTTGGCTGACCCGTCGTAGTACGCAGTCACCGCACCGTTATTTGCCGCAGTCAGATAGTATTCTGTAGTGCTTTGCAGGCTTACCTGAGCGCCATTGCTTTGAAGTATTAAATTGCCTGTGCCAGTGTCATCAATAACGCTATGAGTGCCATCATGGTAAATCTGTAGGTCAGAGCCAGCACCGAAGATAGCCTTGTTGTTATCACCGAAGCTGATGTTGCCGCCAAGCGTAAGCCCGGTGATCGTTGTAGTTCCATCCAGGATGTCATCGATAGAATCGAAGTTGGCGTTTAATTTGGTTCCCCACGTATCTTCTGATGCGCCTACTTCGGGCTTAGTCAGGCTGTAAGTGGTAGTTGTAGTGTCAGCCATTTAAGCGGCCTCCCATATCTCTTCAGTAATGGTTTGATCTGTCCATGTAGCGCTGCCTTCGGTTGTATCAATCCAAGACGCGCTGCTTATAACTACATTCGACCAGTCGGCGCTTGTTTCGCCTTGGTCAGTCCACGTCTCCGCATCAATAGGCTCGTCAATCCAAAGTATGAGTCCCGAGCCGGTCAATGTGGATGTAGCGGCAATTGTGGAGCCTGAGTTAAACGTGCCAGCTCCAGCCGTTGTAACAGTCGCAGTGCTCTCGATTGAGGTAGCGCCGGCAACAATGGTTACACCACTGACACTGATTATACCACTTGCAGAGATATCTGACGCGACATTGCGTGTGCAAGCGCCAATCGTGGTAACGGTCGATGCGCCGGTAATCGTAGAGTCGCCACTAAAAGTGCGAGCACCGACTACACTTACACTGGACGTGCCGGCTATAGTGCTATCAACCTGGCGTATAACAAGCTGCCCGCTAGACGTCGCAGATGTGCCTGTAATCGCTGTAGAGCCGTCTTTGACCTTAACCCCTGACGATGACACCGACGAACTACTAGATACGGCAGAGGATGATTCTCGAACCCTGACCGCAGACGTGGATGTAGCGCTTGATGCGGCTATGGAGGATGACGCCAGCTTTACACGCACACCAGCCGTTGTAACCGACGACGTGCCGGCAATAGCAGAATCTGCCAGCCTTACGCGGGTTGCCGCTGTTGTTGTCGTCGCTGAGGGTGTGAGTGCTGAGCTGCTAGTTCGTACTCGAACCGCCGCCATAGCGACATTGGCTGTTGGACCAATAATCGTGGCGGCATTTTCTAAATCCGCAGTGGAGTATGCGGCGTAGCCATATTTCCACTGGCCGTAGTTCATTAGTCGAGCGTAATGTCGAGGTCACCCGATGGCACGCGGAAAACGTCACCAGATTCTACTGTCTTGCTCGCAGTAAGCGCGCCATAAGCCAACAAGTTGCCAGATGTGAGGGCATCGAAAACGCCTATATGCGAGATCGTACCCCAGTTGCTACCGGCAGTCGGGAACTCTACCGCCGCGCTGTTAGATGCTTCATTGCCAGACACGGTAAACGTAATTGTCTGACGTGCGTAGCTTGTCCCGGTACACTCAGTACCGCCGCCTGTTTCGCCAGGGGCCGCTGTGAACAATGCAAGATAAAGAGTTGATGGCGCCGTATAAGCGTTACCACCAAATACGTGATCGAGAATCTCAGTCTCGAGGTAGTTAGAAAAACTCATCCAAGTCCCCTATTTTTCATTACAAGGCCAACACCAGAGTAAGTGGCCTCTTCAGATGATTGGTTAAGACGCTGTAGCGCTGCGCCGTAAAGTTGTGCCCATGTACCAGTGCGAGCATCGTCAGCTAAATAAGGCGCGCTATGTATGAGTGCCCCGTATAGATAAACATCAGGAGCCTCAGTTAGCAGCCAGTTGGTTGTGTTTGAGTCTGACAACGCAGGCACGCGCTGATAATACAGCAGCTCTACACCATACGAGCCATCAGGCGTAGGGAAAAACTCAAACTGATTCTCTGAGTGCCGGTAATATCGTGGCACACCAGACGTATCCAAGGCGCCTGCACGCTTGTCAGCCATTGTCTGAGCGCTTACCAGATCCAATGCTCGCGTGTTATTGCTCGTCAGATGGATGCGGATTGTCTCGAGCCAATCACTAGGCTTGGTCATAAACTGACTATCTGCGGTTGCTGTCGCACGATTCTCCATCTTGTAATGACGTAAATCACGCGCCAGTTGCGCCTCTGCCAGTGAGATAAAGGTCGGTATAACCGACGTCAGATCGTCACGGTTTAGAAAGTCAGCAATGGAGCTTTTAAGCTCTGAATAATTTGTTAAAGCCATTACTTACGCTTCTTCTTAGCTGTCTTAGCCGCCTTCTTGAAAGCTTTAGCTGTAGGCGCGCCCTTCTCGCCAGGCTTGCGCATTTTCTCGCCAGATCCTGCCTTAATGCGCTTACGCTTTGCCTGAATGTTTGCATATAGCCCTCGCTTACTTGGCATAACGCTTGCCTCGTTTCTTAGCTCTGCACTTACCACTAGCCTTACAAAGTGATGGTGTGGGACAGCCTGGACAAGGTTTAAATGCTTTATTTGCCACGCTTCTTCCCCTTTCTCTTCTTACCGTAACCACATGCCATTTACTTTCTCCTTGATTTAGTGCCGGAACACTTCCAGCGCTTACGTGAAAGCCTTAGTGGTGAATTAGGATTGGCAGCCGCTTTCGGGTGTTTCTTCATCTGACCAGCAGAGCGCGCACAATAAGCATCACCCTTTTTGGTTCCGGGCCTTACTCGCGGGCCACCATCCTTGGCCTTGCCGGCTTGTCCATACGAGACTTTTCTACCGGAGGCCAATTTCTTTACTTTTGCCTTACCTTTTCTAGGTGTAGCCATATTATACCACCACCTTTATACTATTCCTCATGGATACTAAAGACCTATCACAAAACGCTTTAGATTGGATTGCAGCAATAGAGGTCAGCCCGTTTGATTGGGTTGATGGCATGTTGGAAACAATGCTTGACCATGATTGCGTGGCTGAAAACGAAAAAGCAGTCATATTACGGCGCTATCAGTCCCTTCTTAATTAGTTCATCTAGCGTTGCTTGATCGAACGCCCCTATAAGTCCAGCTTGCATCGCTTTGCCAACTGGCGCAGGTAAAGCTGGCGCATCAAGGTTATGACCCCTAGCTATCATTTCTGGCACAAAAGGCTTTTTAGACGAACGGATTAATGGGTTTAAATCTGCCAGTAAATTAGCGCCCGCGCCAAACTCACCTAAGTAAGAACCCATTAAGTCAGTGTTATAAGAAGGGTGAATGCCCGGTTGCGCCGGCTGCATTAAATCTAGTACACCTGCTTGCCGTAGATTGCCAACACGCGGGTTTAATTGATCTGGGTCAACAATTGCTGCACGCGCTTGTGAAAGATTAATGCCAGCAACATCACGATACTCATCTATTGCCTTTGTTACCGCCTTTCGGTTGCCGCCTGCATTTGCAAGCCACTCATCAGCTTTTGGGCTATCTATACCAGGCCAATCTGGTTGTGGCTTAAACTCACCAGTCTTTGTTCCTGCGCCCTCGCGGATGCGTTTATCCAGCGCCTTCTTATCGGCCTTTTTCATATTCTGCCGAGCAATAGGAACCATTATGTCGGAAGTCATTGTGGCAAAATCAGTACTCGCGCCACCCATTTGGTATGGAATATATACAGGCGACCTGCTAACGCCGGGGAGCTGTGCTGCTGCCCTTGCCGCATTGCTTAAACCTGTAACAGCGCCCGCGTCTGAAGCCCATAAAACACCCTTTTCTACGTTCTTAGGTTGCCGCATGTAATCTTGACCACCGAAGCGCACCATATCTACCGGCTGATCGTTTACGGACACAACACGCGACAAGTCGCCTCGACTAGTATCAGCCATACCAGAAACAAAGCCCCGGCCTTCAAGATCTTCGGCACTTAATAGCCGACTCGGCGCAAGATCTACACCCGGCTCGACGTCTAGCTTCATGGTGTTTACTGATTCTGGGTCTCCAACGCGCTGCAACAAACCTGTATCGCGTGTAACTATAGGAGCATCTTCAGCAATGCCTAATACGTTCTTGTACACACCTCGCCCAAATGGAACCATTCCGGCAAGTATGCCGCCAGCGCCTAACACCATGCCGAGAGTGTCGTCATTTTTATAGGCGTCAAAAGTTTCGGAGACGCCTTTTGCAGCACCAATGAAAGGCGCAAAATCCATGCCCATTGATATGTATTCTGCGCGCTCTCTATCCTCTTCTGAGCCACCCATTTGCTCAGTGAGATAATCAACCATCTTATCAGTCAAGCCTTCGTACAGCTCGCCCTCGGCCGTTTCAGGAGCCACTAGCGATGCTGCGCCAACGGTAGATCGCGCTGCCGCATCTATAAGAGATGGAGACTGCGAGCCGCCTTGGAAGCCAAGAATGTTTGAGCCTTTATATTCAGGGTCGAATGCGGCAAAGAGTGAGCGGACATTACGAGGATCAAACGTGACCGCTTCAGGCGCTAAAGAGCCTCGCTCCCCTGCTTTACTACCTGCGTACCCCATACCCTCGAGAGTTTCATTCAGGATGCGCTGGCCTTCTCTGCCGCTAATCTCAGGCCGTAAATCGAATGCGTCGGCACGCTTTATGTAGTCTCCACGCAACAATAATGGCATGACATTGCCACCCTCAGCATAAGGGCTTGGATATCCTGCAAATACAGACGCCTTCGATGGGCTAGGCGTAGTGTAAACACCCGGCCCCATTTTGCCTTTTGCACTGGGTCTAAACTGCGTGATGTCTGCTTCTGTGCCATGATATTGCACGTCGGTAGGATCGAAGCCCATAGCCTCAGCACGCTGCATACGAGAAGCCGTGTCCATCGGCAAGTCGCCAGAAGCAATGCGCTCTGCTACCTCACGCGGGTAGCCAAACTGCACTAGTTCATCAACGGCCTTTGTGATTGCAGACAGTAAAGCCATAAAGCCTCCAGTATGGAAGCCCGATTATATCAGACAATGCCTGCAAGATTCCTACGGATAGGCTCACCCCAATCTGAGGTCTTCTTGTAACCAATAGCGAGATAGCGGAAAGCATCTGCACAGTGTGATGTCCAGTCATGTAATGGTCGCTCATTCCAGACCATCATCGACTCGTTATATTGACGCCTGTACTGCCTGAGACAATCGATGCCTTTCTCGCACTTATCCTTGTCAAAGTAACAGAGATCGAGCATAGACCTTACAGCTTGGATGCCGTCGTCTACGTTAAGCTGCGGTGCAATCTGTACCGGGCGTACACCAAGGTTATCCAGTACCTCTAGCCTTGACCGGCCACTGCCTAACTCTCTCACCCGGACGTCATGTGGCAGGATGTGCTGCTCGTAGATGTAGCCTTTCTCTTGCAGTATCCGAGCGTAGTGATCTAGCCCAACCCCAGCGTTCTCGTAGTAATCAATAAGCCTTACCTCTGGTCCAACAAACTGAGCAAACCAGATAGCCGTGGAATCACCTACACCCAAGTCCCATGCCGTCACCACACCCACTGAGCGCTCATAAGGGACACGATCTATCCTGCCCTCGTGTAAGGCGTTAGCCATTTCCTGCGTGTAATACGCGCCCTCTGAGAAGATTCTGAAGTCACCTTCCCAGATATGATCATAAACATCTGGGCGTTTCTTGAGGTCTTCCTGGCGCTCCTGCTCCAGCACATCAGGAAACCACGGGTTATCCCGCCAGTTCATATCCACAATCTTGCACTGCTCAGGCTCCGTAACTCGAAAGCGCGCATGAGTGGCAGAGTGCTTAGACTCTGGGTTCCATGTTACCCATATCTCCGAGTCGTCCTCCCGAACGGTAGGGATGAGCTTTTGCCATGCCGTCTCAGTAACCGTCTCTGCCTCATCTACCCAACACAACAAGATGCGAGCCTTAGACTTGATGCTATCCAGGTTCCTACGTAGACCTGAGAACACGTAAGTAATCCTGCCATCACGGCTACGTATGTATTTTTCTCCGATCTCGTAATAGTTGTTAAGGCAATCAACTGAGCGAATAGCAGACTTCACCTCTTCCATCGAGGACTCATCGAGAGAGTTTAGGTGTTCACGAGCACAGAGTATCTGACCCTGCTTACCTGCTACGCCCCAACGCATGCCCCACACGGCAGTCATCAAAGCGAATGAGCGAGTCTTAGCGCTACCTCGGCCACCATAGGCACACCGGTATCTAGCCTCACCTGTAAACAGGTCAGCTAGTTTAGGCGGTAGTTCAATCGAGACCTTTTGCGACAAGTTCAATCACCATTGGTGGAGTCATGGAACCATCGCTACTAGAGAGATCAGCGTCAACTTGCTTGAGGTCAGGTAGCGTCTTTGCGAGCATCTTAAGCCTTAGTTCGGCCTGCGTCTTCTTCTGCTGCACCTTGGCTGCAAAGTGCTCGTCTTTTTCAGGGTCAAGATCACCGATTTGATCAATTAAATCAAATATATACTCTGCCTTACCCCTAATGCTTAATGCGCGTCTGTTCTCTTCGTCCTTTACAGCGCGAATTTTGTGCCGCCTGGTTGTTGCCACTGTTTCATTCCTCGTCTGGGTGCGGTATTGAGTCGGCCCAGTACAGCCCCATGCTGTGTCCTGCTCGTATCTCACCGTCCATAATGTCAGTAGCAGTAAGAGGCCACGACTCGACTGTCATATCGTCGAATGCGACCAATACGGTTTTTTCTTCTGCGGGCATGTTGCCTTGCTCAATCACACGCCACTCTATCGTAACCACTTGCAGCATTGCCCCCGCCTCACTGCTAATGACCCTGATATTTTACTCTATTCAGCGACCTCTTCAACATATTGTGGATTAGGTGTGTATATCGACTCACCATATAGATCAAACTGCCGCAGATACTTCCTCATGGTGTCGTAGTGAACACCGTATGCCTGTGACAGCGACCAAGCGTCTACACCTCGATCATAAAGCCTCTTGGCCTCCGACATATCTTCCTTCGATATCTTCACACTGCACCCCCAGGTTTTTGTAATCAGGCCACAAGCCCTTGCAGACCATTTCGTAGTAAAAAGCTTCTGCGGCCAACTCATCTTCGTAGTCGTTACGCCCCACTAAGCCAATTAAAAATACCACCAAAATCATAGCAGTGATAATCACCGCCCAACTGTCTGTTGAAAGCTCTCTCATGCTTCTGCCTCTTTTATTGCTCTGCCAATAAGCTCAGGTATTGGCGGTACTACTGCATTACCTAAGCATTTAAGTCTGTGTGACCTAGCGGGAACCCCATTAGCCACTCTACCCACATCGGGTTCAATGTCCCATGAACTTTGTCTTGATTGTCCGTGTGTTGGACTGCCACATCCAAGGTGTCCCGACTTATCTTTCCGTTCCTGATTCGTCCACCAATGTATCCGCCTTTGTAATCTCGGGTAGAGGGCGTCGGCCACATTTTGACGTATTCCTGCAAGGATAGCGTCGCCCTGTGTCCGCTTGGCCTGATTGGCTGCCAGTTTTTGGTCGTGCCACCTGTGCTGGCCTTCGGGGTAGGCAATAATCCAGACCCTATCTCTGTGATGGTGCGCGCCAAGTTCGGAAGCTGGTATACAGTGCCACTCCGCATCATACCCGAGCGCGGAAATGTCCCAGAGAACTC